GAAGCGGCTGCCGTTCCTCATCAACCGCGAATGGCGCGAGGCGCATCTCAAGGGCGTGCGCGGCAACGAGAACGACCCGAGCTATTGGGCGCAGGCGATTGGCCTGCCTCCGCCATTAGGCATCACATCCACCGTGCTGGACGAGGCCATCGTGCGGAAGTTCAACTGCCGGTCGAAGGCGGTGTGGACCGAAGGTTTCAAATGGTGGGCGTCCTTCGATCCGGCCTTCGAGGGAGCGGACAAGAAGGTGCTGACCATCGGGCAATGCGGCGAGACGGAACACAACGGACCGCGCCGCTGGGTGATTGCCATCACCGAACAAGTCGAGGTGCCAGTGGTGGCGAAGGGCGACGACCCGGTGGACGATCAACTCGTGCAATGGGTGAAGGAATACCTCACAGCCAAAGGCATCCCCGGCAGTCGCCTTGCTATCGACGCCAGCGGGCGCGGCAAGAGCCTGCTGGGATCATTCCGAACAGCCTTCGGTGCCGTCATGGGCGTGGACTTCGGCGGCGCCCCGAGCGAAACGAACGTGGCCGGCAAGGACAAGACCGCCAAAGAGGAATACGACCGACGCAGCTCCGAGTTGAACATGAACGTGCGCGAGTTCGCCCTGTCGGACGGCTTGCGCGGCCTGCCAGAGACGGCCGAGAAACAGTTCTGCGCGCGGCGGACCTACTACAAGAACAAGAAGTATTGCGTGGAGCCCAAGACCGTCCGCACCGGCACGGGCGAGAAGGGCTACAAGCAGCGCATGGGACATTCGCCTGACCACTCCGACAGCATCGCCATCGGAGTTGAACTGTGCAAAGTCGTGCTTGGCGCGCAGCCCGTGATGGACGATCAGATTCGCGAGGCGACAGTGGATGCCGATGAGTGGTTCGACCAGACCAAGAAGCAGGCCGACGATTTCAGCAGCGACAACTATCTCCACGCCCATGAACCCACCATCTACTGACCCAATTCACCCACCGACCACTAGCTCAGCGACTGAGGAGGGCGGCGCGGGCTGTGCCGGGCCTCACGGCGGAAGCACAGACCGTGACGACCGGAACAGTTCGCTGCAGCGTCTGGTTAGGCGTTGCGGACGAATTACTGTTGGTTCCTTGGAGGAAGGATGGGTTGAGGAAGTTCGGGCGCTGCATCGGCGCCTGGCGGTCTATTATCGGTCTGGGCAGCAAAATTCGGATTTATATCCTCAGCTATTTCCAATAGGCGAGCATCGTAAAACTCCACAAGAGCTTCAAAGTGCGCTAAAAACTGCCGCTCTGAAGCTCCTGCGTGGAAAAATAACTCCGCCAACATTGTCATCGCTGCTTGGAATTTAGCCTCCCTTTTTCGCGACTGTGCAGACTCGACTATCGCAAGTTCTTCTAAGTCGCGCTGTGTTTGTTCAAGTTGCGATACACGATCTTCTAGGTTCATAAGTTTCAGATGACGCGAGCAACGCCTAATAACGACAACAAGCTCAGCGACCGACGGTCCGTCTTCGGGGCGGTTCGCTGCTGCGCCTCCGTGGGTGAACTATGAGCACGCCATCCCGCCTGAAAGTCCTGAACCGCCGCCAGGGCGTGCCGGACAAATACCGCTACACGCATCCAGAAGACGGCTGGCGGGACAGTTGCTTCGGTTACGAGTCGTGGCTGGCGAAGGTGCTTCAGCACAAGAAGGACAACGGCTACGCCATTCCTGAAGACTGGCGCGCGATAGCCGAGGATCAGCTTTGCCGCATCCTGCCGCCGGGCTTCTGCGCGTATGAGGATGGCCGCGCGCCGGAAAGCTACATCAACGCCCGCATGGGACTGGAGGACGTGATGAACGCAACCAAGGTGTTCGCCGATTGGGTGCGCGACGGCGTGCCGCTGGTGGATCAGGAACTTGCCGAAAGCCGGGCGGCGACGTGCGCGGCCTGCTACATGAACATGCCCGCCGAAGGGTGCGGCATCTGCCGAGGATTATCCAATCTGGTCGAGGAAGTGGCGCGCGGGCGCACGACCAAGGCGGACCAGTTTCTTGCCTCGAAAAGCTGCGCAGTCTGTAAGTGCGTCTCACGCGCCCACGTCTGGCTGCCGATTGAGAATCTCAAGGGCGGCGTCAGTCCTGAGATGATGACGCAATTTCCCGAGCATTGCTGGAAACGGAAAGAGATTGAGGCGCTCAACGGATGAGAGTGACAAACCTCCACGGCACGGTTGAAGTCCAGCATCCGCAGGATGAGGCGTGGCTTGAGCTTGAGCGTGAGTTTTGGCGGAAGATGCAATCTGGCGCCAGCGAAACAAGCATTGTCAGGGGCTACCAAACCAAGGTGGGGCTCACTGATCTTCTGATATTTGCGAGCAGGCGGCTGCGCGCCGAAACGCAAAAGGCTTGATAAACACCCCCGAATGAGATACGCACCCGGCTTATGACCGACATTCCCAACGAGTTGCTCCCACCGGAAGACGTGGGCAAGAAGTCGGCGGACACGCGAATGCGCGATGCGGATGGGGCGCGCTCGCTGGTGCGCAAGGTGATTCAGGAGGACGAACCGCGCAGCCGGATGCGGGCGCTGGTGAAGGGAATGATCGACGGCAACCCACCCTATCGCGAAGCGGCACGTCGCGCGGCTGGACTGGAATGGACGTGCAATCTCAACTTCATGGGCGGCAAGGCGATCATGGACAAGACGAGCGTGCCCTACTACCAGCTCTTTAACGGCGTGACCAATTACGCCGAGACGCGGACGGCTTATCGCACCGACGATCCGAACCATGAACAATGGTGCAACCGCATCGCGCTGCGCTTCCACCAGACGCTCAAACGCTGGAAGGGATTCGACTGGAACATGCAACAGTGCAGCTACCAGATGCGCCTCCACGGCATCGGGCCGTACGTGTTCGACAAGGTGGACAACTGGCGATTTCGCGCCGTCGAGAGCGGCAACCTGCTGGCACCGCAGGGCAGTTCAAGCTGCATCGACGAACGCATCCCCTATCTCGTGCTGCGCGTCGCGTATCGCGCCCACGAACTCGCGGAAGACATCAAGGACGAGAAGTCCGCCTCTGCGCTTGGCTACGATGTGGAGGCGGTAAAGGAGGCGATCAAGTATGCGGCGCGCAACATGGCCAGCGCGGAAGGCTACGAATGGAGCGTCGCGCCGTGGGAAATCTTTCAGCGGATGCTCAAGAATCAGGATTTGAACATGAGCTACACGAAGTGTGACCTCGTGTACTGCGCGCATATGTTCGTGATGGAATACAGCGGCAAGGTGAGTCACTTCATCCTGACGGAAAGCGCCATCGTGCCGGACGAGCCGTATCCCAAAAGCGACCTTTCGCCAACGAGCAAATACCTCTTCAAGCATCCGAACCGCTACGAGCATTACGACGAAGCGATTGGCGCGTTCTTCAAGGACATCGGGGACGGCACCTGGCATTCGGTGCGCGGCTACGCGAGCGACGCCTTTAAGCATCTGGAAAGCGAGAACCGGCTGATGTGCCGGGCACTAGACGGTGCGTTCATCGAAAGTTCCCTCGTCCTGCAAAGCTCCACACAGAAGGCCAACGAGAAGCTGCAACTGATGCAGATCGGTCCGGTGACGTTCCTGCCGCCCGGCGTGACGAACATTCAAAGCAAGTTGAGCGGCTTCCTCGACGGACCGATCACCATGATGCGCGTCCTGCAAAACAATCGCGCCACCAACATTGGCCAGCAGGCGGTGTCGCTCTCGCGCGAAGACGGCCGCGGTGAAGTGCCGACGGCGACGCAAATCAACCAACAGGTGACGCAGGATAGTTCGCTCAATCAGGGGCAGATGATCCTGTGGTATCTGACCGCGGACCGGCTCTACTCGCAGATGTTCGACCGGCTGGCGGATGCCAAGACCAGCGACGCGGAAGCAAAACGCTTTCAGCAGCTCTGCCGGGAGGACGGCGTGCCGCCCGAGGCATTGCGCGACATGGAGTATGTGCGGGCCAACCGCGCCAGCGGCTACGGCAGCCCGCAGATGCGCGTGATGACCGATCAGCAGATGATGCCGCTCGTGCCGATGCTACCCGAGGATGGCAAGCAGAACTATCTGGAGGACGCGGTGGCGGGCATCAAGGGCGCGGACAAGGTGGAGCGTTACGTGCCGAAGCGGCATATTGCGCAGCAGGACGACTCTATTGCCTCGCTTGAAAACACACAGTTGCGAAGCGGCTATCCTGCGAAAATCGCAGCCGGCCAAAACGATGTCATCCATCTCCATAGCCATCTAGCTTTTGCGACTGACGAGTTTGAACCAGTCAACGAAGCGATTGAGAACGGTGAGCCGGTCGATCCACAGGTGTTGAACGAAATGTTCCGCTACACGCAAGTCCTAGCGAAGCATGTCCAAGAGCATCTCGCCCGAATCAGCGGCGACCCGACACGTAAAGGGCAGGCGCAGTTGTTCCAGAAGGAACTAACCTACGTCGTCAGCTTCCACGGCAAACTGCGCAGCGCACTCCGCACGGCGCAACGCGAGGCGGAGATTGCCGCCAAGCAGGAACAGCAAGCCACCGCGCTGGGAGCTTTGGACCAAGCGCGCGTTCAGAGTATGCAGACCAACATGGCGCTCGCCACGGCCAAGACACAAAGCTCGATTGAGACTT